AGCTCTTATGATTATGTTGACCAATTAATTGATGATATTGGTTATAGGGGGTTCAGTGAAGATTTTGCAAAAGGTTATATAGATGAAGAACAGGTTATTAGTTATGCTGAAGATTTGTTTGAGGACGATGTTAGAGAAAACCCTGAGTCATATATTGATGAAGAGGACAGACTTTTATCTAAAGACCAAGAAGAAAAGATAGAACAATTTAGAATCAAAATATCTCAAGTGGAATCCATGATTGAAAGATTTGAATCTGAAATGGATGGTGAGAATGATGATGATTTACAGGAAAGAATTGATGAGATGAATGAAAGAATTGAGGAGATTAATGATGAGATTACCGAAATTGAAGAAAACCCTGACGGAGATTACCCTGAAGACAAAATTGAAGATGCGATTGAAAATAGAATGAGTGATGTCAAATATGATGTGACTGGTTTTATGGAAGATTTTGGATTAAATTGGGAGGACTATATTGATAAAGATGAATTCATTGAGGGTGTTATTGATGCGGACGGATATGGTCATACTTTGAATGGTTATGATGGAAATGCTGATGAGACAAAAGTTCAAGACCAATGGTTTTATGTCATGAGATTAGATTGATTACCATAAAACTTTAATTATTATTTCTGTATGGCGAGAAAAAAGAAAATGTCATTTAAATTGAATCCTGAGTGGATGTTAAAAGAACCACTGGATTTTGAATACAACAAGTATACCTTGTTGGACTATATACAGAAGTGCGAAAAAAACCTTGATAGGTTTGAAATATATCCTGATTTTGTTGAGTTGTCATTACACTTGGCAAACATACAATCGTTAACAAAAGAACATACCTTATTATTAACGGACAAGAAGTTTGAATCATGTGATGATGAAATCATGTTAAAAGACTTATATCCAAAAAAACCTCGTGAATTATCCCAAGAAGAAGAACAAGAATTAACTAAAACAATTCAATATTCAAATGTCAAGTTATTTGACACATTTAATCTTGCCAAGTCAATATGGAACATGGCGTTTGATAGTGTTGATATTTCAATAAAAAAGAATAAAAGTTATTTGGCAAGTGGAATGGGTTATTCTTTCTATTATAGTAAGAAAGATAATAAAGTTTATGTTTGGGAGTACCAAATAAGACGAGACAGAAAACAACCTAACACAAACAAAACGACAATTAAGTTGTTATATGAGAACTCACCTGAGGATGTTACTCTATCTTCAATAATTGAAACCAATTCATCATTTGTTAAAACAAAAAATTATAAGACATTCCCTGTTTTTGAAATGCAGTGTAGTCAAGACTTTCCGATGGAGCAAACAATAGTTCCAATTATGAAAAGAAAAATTATGGCGTATATTTTTCAAATTATTAACCTATCAAAGACAAAAAATTTTGACTCTGAATAAAAAATTATTTATATTTGAGGGTAATGGGGTTTAACAAGAGATATATAAATTACCAAAATACTTTAATTGCCCTTCAGTCTAACAAATTGAAGGAATATTACGGAAATTCAGATGCTCTCATTTTTGAGGATAGTATAAGTGAAAAAGTTTATAATCTTTTTATTCAAAATAAACCAGAGAAAGAAATAATAAAATTAATAAACCAATAACATGGAAGAAAAAGTTATCAAAAACTTATTGGGTAAACTTAGACAACCCATACACATTGATTATATCTCAAACTATATTCTTAAAGAATCTATGGAAAACACGATGAACCTAATTACTAAATTAATTGAGAGTAATGTAATAGAAGAATCAAAATACGCAAAAGATTATTATGTGGTTAAAAACATATAAGATTAATAATGAATACGTTAAAGCGTTCTCTATTAAACTATTTAAAACTTATTTATTCTCAATGCAATATCATAAAGACGGTGGTTGGTTTAGAATATTCAAAATTGGGGTTGCATGGACAAGTACTCCATTGTTTAGTGTTAGAAACGGATACAAAAAATCTTTAAAAATTAAAAACAATTATTATACATTTTTATCATGAAAATTAAATTAGAATACGTTTGGTTAGATGGGTATAAACCAGAACCAAACTTAAGAAGTAAAGTTAAAGTAAGTGACAAATTAATCAAAGAAGTATCTGATGTTCCTGAGTGGGGATTTGATGGTAGTTCAACAAAACAAGCCGAAGGATATTCATCCGATTGTTACCTCAAACCTGTTAGGTTATATACTTCCGAAGCATATAATGATACAATCTACGTTCTTTGTGAAGTGATGGATAGTAGAGGTAATGTTCACGAAACAAACGACAGAGTAAAGTTAGGTAAAGAAGATGTTAACTTTTGGGTTGGGTTTGAACAAGAATATTTTATTCGTTCAGGTTATAATAAACCAATCATTGGATTTAACAATGGTGGAATCGTTGACCCGCAAGGAATATATTATTGTGGTGTTGGAGGACAAATGGTTGGAAGAAATTTAACCGAACAACATTTAGATATGTGTTTAAATTATGGTATTGGTATTGAAGGAACTAATGCTGAGGTTGCGTTAGGACAATGGGAGTACCAAGTATTTGCCAAAGGTAAAGTACAAGCAGCTGACGACTTATGGATGTCTCGTTACTTCCTTTACAAAATTTCTGAGAAATACGGATATCAAATTGAGTTACATCCAAAACCTTTAACAACAGGTGATTGGAATGGTTCAGGATTACACACCAATTTCTCAAACAAAAGAATGAGAGAAACAGGAGGAGAAGAATACTTCAATTCAATCTTTAAAGTATTTGAGTCAAGAGTAAAAGTTCATATTGAGAATTATGGTTCAGACAATCACTTAAGATTAACAGGTAAACATGAAACACAATCAATTGATAAGTTCAGTTGGGGTGTGTCAGACAGGGGAGCGTCAATCAGAGTTCCAAAATCTGTAGGTGAAACATGGAAAGGTTATCTTGAAGATAGAAGACCAGCATCAAACGCAAATCCATATTGTATTCTTAATGTTATTTGCGAATCGTTGGAACTTGCAAAAGAACTTGATGATACACTCCATGTAATGTATGACGATATTGACACCAGTAAGTTAAGTGAAAAGTTTGGAACACTATCAAGTAATGATTTGTTGGAAGAATATAAGTATGACGAACAATATGAACTTGAAGAAGAAATGATGGAATCAAGGGCAAATGTTCCGTCAGAAGAAATTAAATTTAATTTAAAAAAATAATATGAAAAAAGATTGTGTGTGTAATCCGTTAAATGGTGGTGACGGTAATTGTCAGTGTAGTGTCCCTAAAGAAATGGTTAATCACCCTAATCATTATGGCGGAGAAGATAATCCATACGAGGCGATTAAAGTTATTGAAGATTGGGATTTAGATTTTCACCTTGGTAATACCGTGAAATATATTTCAAGGGCGGGAAAAAAAGGAACCGATAAAGAACTTCAAGACCTAAAGAAAGCTTTGTGGTATCTTGAAAGAAGAATCCAAAATTTAGAAGATGCAAGTCAGACTCAGATATAATTCCAAACATAAGTCAGGTGAAAAACCTTGGAAGTTAACCATAGACGACTCAGTACTATTAGTTGATAATGTTAGATTCAATTGTCCAACACAAGGATTTATTGATGATATACCAGAAATTGGTGTTAAAAGTCAAATTGGATGTGACGCTCAAAGAATAACCATAGAAAACGGAATGGTAACAGTAGAATAATGGTATTTTATATTATTGCGAGAGGTCATCTTGGGTTTTCAATCTATTCGGAAAATAATGAAATTACTTTATTCGTACCAAATATTAGTATACAAGTTCCAATGGAAACAATCATTGAGTCTCGTACTTTAAATGATAAAATTACTCACAACGGAAAAATTAAGTTTGAAACAGAAAACGAGATTGTTATTAAGGACAAAATTGCTTATATTAGATAAAAAAGAAAAATATGATAGAAACAGGAAAAATTATTAATGGTGATTCAATTGAAGTAATGAAAGAAATGCCAAATTCTTTTGTTGATTTGGTTGTCACTAGTCCAAAATATAATGTTGGGATTGATTACGATAGTTGTGATGATAAAATGTCTATGGGAGAATATTGGGAATGGACAAAACAATGGTTAACTGAAGCATTTAATGTTTTGAAAGATGATGGTAGAATTGCCGTTAACATTCCTTACGAGGTTAATGTACAAGATAGAGGTGGTAGAGTTTTATTTATGTCTGAGTTTTGGTCAGTTATGAAATCTGTTGGATTTCAATTCTACGGGTTGGTTGACCTTGATGAAAACTCACCACACAGAAGTAAGACCACGGCTTGGGGTTCATGGATGAGTCCTTCAAGTCCTTACATATATAACCCAAAAGAATGTGTAATATTAGCCTACAAGAAAGACCGTATTAAGAAAATTAAAGGTCAACCACAATGGAAAGCCGAAATGGTTGATATGGAACAAGAAGATGGAACCGTAAAAACCAAGGCTGTTTATCAAGAAGAAGATAAGAAAGAATTTATGTCTTTAGTTTATGGTCAATGGGAATATTTTGCTGATACAAAACAACAAACAAAGGCAACATTCTCAATGGACATTCCAATGAGGGCAATTAAGATTCTTACATATAAGAATGATATTGTTCTTGACCCATTCGCAGGTAGCGGAACTAGTTTGGTTGCTGCGGAAATCACTGAACGCAGATGGATTGGAATAGAATTAAGTTCAAATTACGTTGAAGTTGCTAATAAACGAGTACAACATTTTGTTGATTTAAACAAACAAACTAAAATAGAATTTAAGTAAAAGGGTTTAACGACCCTTTTTTTTGTTTTATGGATATTTATAATTAAAACAAAAAAATGAGCCAAATTATAATAACTGAAAAACAATTGGG